ATTACCCGCTAGACCCAGCCGAGTAGTATCCGCCGCCATTGCGGCCTTCAGCCGGGCACTCGCCCGGCTTCTTTTTGCGCGTGATTCACAGTGAAGGCAGCCGCGCGCCGTGGCTCGATCATTGCGCGAAACGCACCGGGCACCACCACCAGGGCACCGTCACCAGGGCGTAGTAGTACAAAAGAGTACTTTGCCCGCTCTGCAGCCCGCGCCACGCCTAGGCCCCGTTTTAGAGTTTCATTTAACGCTGCGATCCGCGCCCCGTCGCCAGGGCTCCGCGATCGGGCTCGAGGTCCGCGCACCGTGGCACGCGATCCGCGCGGGTCGCCCTGGTGGTCGCGCACCGTGGCGCGTGATTCGGGCGCAATTCGCCCGGGGCCCGTCGGCGAGTGGGTCCCGGGGAATGGCGCGCGGGCCCTGGATTTTGGCCCAATTTCCGCGCAGGACGGGCGGGCTCCTGGCGGGGGCTAATGGCGAGTTTTTAACAAACAACGACGTAAAAAACGATATGGGGTTAACTGTGATAGGATTTCGCCCTAATGGCTAAAAAATTGACTCCTAAATCGCGATTAACGCGCAAGCAGCAGCTCTTTGTACGTGAGTTGGTGTCAAAGGACGGTCAGATCACTTTACGTGAGGCTGCAATCAATGCGGGTTATGCGCCTACTTCTGCACATACTCGGGCTTACGAGCTTACTCACCCGGATATAAGTCCGCATGTTGTGTTTGAGATCAATCGTTATCGGGCAGAGTTAGACGAGAAGTACGGGGTGTCTTACGGGCGTCATGTTAGGGACCTCCAGAAAATTCGAGATGATGCTTTGGACAACGGTGCGTACTCCGCGGCTGTTCAAGCGGAGTATCGTCGTGGTCAGGCGCAGGGAGACATATACATAAACAAGAGCGAGATTCGTCACGGCAGTATCGACCAGATGAGTAAGGAAGAAGTTCTAAAGGCGATTGAGGAGATTAAGTCGTATGCCACGACCGGTAGAGAAAAAGCGGATTCCGGCATCAGCGATGCAAAGAGAATCGGGCCTATGGAAGCAAGTCCGGGAGGGCTTGAAGAGGACGAAACGCCCGATATTACCCACTAGGTTAGAGACGTGGGCTTTGCCCGGAGTCCCGGATGTTTTGCTGTGTGATGAAAAGGGTAATTTTCATCTAGTCGAGCTGAAATTCTGTAACGGGAATAAGGTTGGTTTACGCCCTCATCAAGTTAGTTTTTTTACCCGCCATCAACACGCTAGCACTTGGATTCTGGTCAAGCATCAGAAGATAAATCAGAAAGATTTCAGGATCCTTCTTTTCAAGGGTGAGGAGGCTGTCAATCTTGTGATGGACGGGTTGAAGGGTTCCACTGAGGTAGCCGAGTTTAAGGGTCCCTTCGTTGATTGGGACGGATTGTTTAGGATCATTGCGCCGTGAACTTCCTTGAAAACGAAACCAAGATGTTGCGTTTGCAGTTACGTCTTGCGCAATTAGAAAAAGTAGAGGATTGCCAGAATAGTTTCTTGGATTTTGTTCATGCGATGTGGCCCGAATTCATTATGGGTACGCATCATGAAATTATTTCGGAGAAGTTTGAGCAGATTGCAAAAGGCGAGATCAATCGTTTAATCATCAACATGCCGCCTCGGCATACCAAGAGTGAGTTTGCATCGTTTTTGTTCCCTGCCTGGATGATCGGCAGGAATCCGGCCATGAAAATTATTCAGGCTACGCACACCACGGAGCTTGCGGTCAACTTTGGTCGTAAGACAAAGAACCTTCTTGAGACAGACAGTTATCGGGATATTTTTCCTGACACGGAATTATCTGTAGACAGCAAGGCTTCTGGTCGGTGGGACACGAAGCGTGGTGGAATGTATTACGCCGTGGGTGTGGGTTCAAACTTAGCGGGTCGTGGTGGTGATTTAATAATTATTGATGATCCGCATTCGGAGCAGACTGCGTTATCTTCTAATGGTTTTGATTTAGCTTGGGACTGGTACACGGGTGGTCCTCGTCAGCGGTTGCAGCCGGGTGGGGCGATTGTATTGGTACAGACGCGGTGGTCGGAGAAGGACATGACGGCGCAGCTTATTCGTGCGCAGTCAAAGGATGTTTTAGCCGATCAGTGGGAGGTAGTGGAGTTACCGGCGGTGATGCCGTCTGGAAAGCCGTGTTGGCCGGGATTTTGGTCTAAGGACGAGTTAGATCATGTTAAGGCTTCGGTTCCGGCGTACAAGTGGAATGCGCAGTATCAGCAGAACCCCACGGCGGAAGAGTTATCTATATTGAAGCGGGAGTGGTGGAAGAAGTGGACACGGACGGAGGTTCCGAATCTTCAGTATGTAATACAGAGTTATGACACGGCGTTTTCAAAGAAGGAGACGGCGGATTACAGTGCGATTACGACGTGGGGGGTATTTTACCCGCAGGAGGTTGGTGGTTCTCCGGCGTTGATTTTATTGGATGTAAAGAAGGGGCGGTGGGATTTCCCGGAATTGAAGGTAGTTGCGCAGGAGCAGTATGATTTTTGGGATCCTGAGACGGTGATTATTGAGGCCAAGGCGACGGGCATGCCGTTGACGCACGAGTTGCAGAAACTGGGCATACCGGTGGTCAATTTCACGCCCAGCAAGGGTAATGATAAGTTGTCTCGCGTACACTCTATATCTCCGTTATTTGAGGCAGGAATGGTATGGGCGCCGGACGAGCCTTGGGCTGATGAGATGATTGAGGAGTGTGCTGCTTTTCCCAATGGTCAGTATGATGATTTAGTGGACAGCATGACACAGGCATTGATGCGTTATCGTCAGGGCAATTTTATTCAAGTTCCCAGTGATGACTGGGGGATAGAGGAGGCCACGCAGCGAATTCGCGCGGGTTCTTATTATGGCTGATGGCATTTTCACTTCTGTTGCTGATTTTATACGAGAGCGCCTTCCTGAAGCTAGGATGTTGCGAAAGCAGATAGCTGCGGAGGAGCTACCTCCGGTACAGATGAGTCCGGAACAGATCCGCGCAATGGGGTATTCGGACATTAACGCTTTTCGCGAGGCGCGTTTGGCGTCAGAAGAAATGGGGGACGCGGAGTTTGAAATAGCGGTACGAAACCAGACGGGACCCATTGGCGCATCATCTATTGACGCTTCGCATTATAAAACGCTTTTTACTACTCCGAAAAATCTTAGGGGCACTTACTACCGTTCGGGCATACCACAAGAAGACAGAAGGGCCAGAGAAGCGGAGAGAGGGCTCGACAAAGTTTTTCAAGAATCAGGAATGGAAGGCGGCGATCCTGATATGGTTTATGCACTCTCCGCTATGAACGCTAATCCTAGACTACAGGCTCACGAATTTCGTCATCGTGCCGGGTACGGCGAGCGGGATGCTCAACTCTTAGATGCCTGGAGGGCGCGTACTCCTGAAGAATGGCGCAATTCGGTCAGGCGTTGGAAAGACTATTATGAGGTGTACGGGGGTAGCGAGTCTGATGCTTACCAATCTTATTCGGAGGCAGAAGAAGCCCTGTTGGAGCGACTTCAGAATGACCGGGAGCACCTTCTTGCCCTTGAAGCCGATGCTTTAGAGCAACAGGCGTTAGATAGAAAAGCATCGACAGAAAAAATGCTGGTTCGTAAAGCACGTAGCGATTATTGGTATCTGGATCGTTTTGCTCAAATGAGCAAAATACAAGAAGAACTTGATCGTTTAGATGAGGTGTATTCTCCAGAAAACTTAGCTGAAGCACGTGTTCGCAATTTAGAAAATCTGAGCAACCAAGTCGATGCGCGTGCTCGTGGAACCGGCAGGACTACCGCTCCTGTTGAGCGCGCTTACGGTGGCGGCATCACGGCCTCTCGGCGCATACAGCGGTTCCAGAACGGGGGCGGTGTTGATTTGGGCCGTTCTTTTTCGGCCCTTGTCCCGAAGGTGCAAAAAAGAGATGGAGGACCCATAATGTCTTCTATGTCAAGGGGAATTACAGGGATACCACGGCCCGCGGGCCGTGGTCCGTTACACGTTCCACGTGGAAC